TTTGAAATAAAAGAATTCGATTCTCCGGATTCTCCGGGTTCAGGAAAAAAAATGAATCAAGAATTTTTGAAAAAGATTGATTCTGCACGAGAAGAGGCGGGAATTCCTTTTCATATCAATTCGGGTTTCAGAACAAAAAAGCACAATGAATTAGTTGGAGGAAGAGTTGGTTCGAGTCATTTGATTGGAGTTGCTTGCGATATTGGTTACCGAGGTTCACGCGAAAGATTCTTGATTTTAAAATCTTTGATGAAAGTTGGATTCAATAGATTCGGACTGGGAAAATCCTTCATTCACGTTGACGGAGATATAAGAAAAGACGAAAATGTAATTTGGACTTATTAATTAATTTAAAAATTTTAAAAATGAAAAAATTCTTACAGAAGTATTTAATCGGAAAAATGATGCAATCGAAGAAATTTTGGTACGCAATTTCAAGTGTGGTTATTCCAGCACTTGTGACTTATCTTGGAGTAGATGAAGCGAGCGCAAAAGATTTGTATTACGCGATTTTAACTTTAATTTTAGGACAAGGAATTGCGGACATATCTAAAAAATAAAAAGCCAGATTCTCACAATCGATACCGATTAAAACCGCACGAGATTATCGCAATCGAAGAGATGCGAAAAAAAGAAACTCGAAACGTTTTAGTAATTGGTGATTTACACGAACCATTTTGCCTTGAAAAATATCTTGATTGGTGTATTGTTCAATATAAAAAGTGGAATTGTAATGAAGTCGTTTTCATCGGTGACGTAATCGATAACCATTTTACGAGTTATCACGAATCGAGTGCGGATGGAATGGGAGGCGCGGATGAATTGGAGGTTGCAATTGGAAGGATTTCAAGATGGTTTGAAGCGTTTCCGGTTGCAACCGTTATCATCGGAAACCACGACCGCTTGATAATGAGAAAAGCGCAAACATCTGCAATCCCTTCAAAATGGATAAAAGAATACAAAGAAGTTCTTGAAGTACCGACTTGGAATTTTGTAGAAAGATATGTCAAGGATGACGTTCAGTATGTTCACGGAGAAGGAGGAACTGCATCCACCAAGTGCCGCGCTGATTTAATGAATACGGTTCAAGGCCATCTTCATACGCAATGTTATGTTCAAAATTTTGTTGGCCAAAAATTCAGAATATTCGGAGTTCAAGTTGGATGTGGGATTGACCACGATTCTTACGCGATGGCTTACGCGAAATATGGGAAAAAACCAGCGGTCGGATGTGCGGTGATTCTCAACAATGGAAAAATACCGATTAACCTTCTGATGCCCTTGTAAATGCATTTTAACCACCCTCTACTGCATTTTATATCATTTCTAATAGTAGAGTCCATATAAGAGTAAAAACTCTTCGTAGGACTTAAAATAAAATATTTTGACGATTTCTTGAAAAAAGTTCGTTGGACTCGTTTATTCACTTTACATTTGTACCATCAAAGGGAGGAAAAGAGACGAAATCGAAACTTTCAGAACGCAACCTTCTATTCGAAAACTAAAGGGAAAGCAATTCTACCGGGTGACATCCCTCCTCTTTGAAAGGACTAGAGACCGAATCACTCTGAAGATTCAAAAAAAAGGGAGAAGATAAAAAACAGAAGAATCTTCCAATCATCCAAGGGATGGTTCATAAACGAAGAAACAAAACCCTTTTTTTAAAAAACAAAAAAGTTGGGGTGAAGATGCGAAGAAAAATCAGCGTAAAGCCAACTTCCGCAAGAGAGCGAGTTCAGTAGCACCGCCCGACTTTTTTTTAAAGAAACAAAGATGTAGTAGTAAGGGAGAGGAAACTCGCGATTTCATCTCCGGGATTGAGACCCTGAAAAAGTCGAATCGAATGTGAGGAATTGCAATTCCAACAAGAAATAGAGAAAGACTATTCCATTCAGCGACCTCTACAATAATAGCAAAAGAGGAGAATTTTCTCCTTTTTTTGTATCATTAAATCTCTAGCAGATGACCGAATTTTATCCAAAAGTTCGTTAAACTCAAAAAATCACATTACATTTGAATAAATCAAAACGGGAAAAATGCAACTTCCTAGGAAAATAAAGATTGCAAATTGATTAACGAAAACTAAATAAAAATGACAAATCTAAAAGTAACAAAAGTTCGATATTTCGAAACTCGAAGAGGATGTGGATATGAATGCACAACGAATCAAGAAGGAGTAAAAATTTGGAACGATGGAGATGGAGGAAGCACATACATTGAAACTCGCACTCCAATAAGAGAAAATACTTCACTTTACAATCTTTCAGAATTGGAACTTGAAAATTTGATAAATGAATTCGAAGGAATTCCATCCAAAAAATACGAATCAATTTTGACTCAAGATGAAAAAGAAACTTGGAGCGAAATAACTAAATAATAACGGAAGGGTGAAAATCCCTTCCTTCTAAAGAAAACAACAATGGAAAAAAATACAAATTTGTGGATTGTATTGAATGAAGAAACTTTAAATACAATGAAGGGAAAAGGTGGAAAAACTGCAAAGTTTAAAACTGAAAAAGAGGCAAATGAAAAAGCATCTCAAAAATTAAATATGTGGAGTTGCGTAAATGTAAATTTCAATCATAAATGGTTAAATCATAAAGTATAAAAAAAGGAGATTCAATCAAAAAGTTCGTAGAACTCGTTTTTTAACATTATATTTGATTAAATCAAAATAATAAAAAAAATGACAAATCTAAAAATCAACCAATCGATAACCTTCAAAACTAGAATTTTTGGAGAAGAAATAACAAAAACTAATGTTATAAAATTCATCGAAGAAATAAACGGAGAAACAATTTACTTTGTTTCAGGACTGGGAAAACTTTTACTTGGTAGAGATTTGAAAGGAAAAGAAGATTGCTTCCAAGTAACAAAAAAGAATATAATTGAGTAATAATTTAAAATTTTTAAAAATGACGAAATCTGAAATCAAAAAATGTTTGAAATCTGTGGAAGAAATGCTTTTTTTTCCTCTACAAAATAAATGGAACTTAACAAATGAAAAACTTGAAGAGATGAAAAAAGACCTTGAAGGAAGACTTGCAGCGATGGAAGTAGTCGAGGAATTTCATAAAAAAACGAGTTAAGTTCGTGATTTTGAGTAATTTACATTACTTTTGTATCGAAAACTAATATTAACTAAATTCTAACAATATGAAAACTACCATCTCAATTTACCAATTTAGGCAATGGTTCGAGAATAATCGACCTGACAATTTCTCTTACTCCGGATTAACTGCATTATTTGAATACTTCGAAGATTACGAAGATTCAACGGGAGACTCAATTGAATTTGACCCGATTGCAATTTGCTGCGAATATACGGAGTATGAAAATCTTGAAGGATTCCACCAAGATTATGACGAAGAAGATTTTCCAACGATGGAATCCATTGAAGAGAATACTCAAGTTATTCGATTTGGAAAAGAATCTTTTATCATTCTTCAATTTTAACCGAATTAAAACCATAGGTTCGCGGAGAAATTCGCGTTCCTTTTACACTATTTTATTAACTTAAATTTTAAAAAAATGCAAAATTCTTACAAAATGCTGGAAGCAACAAACCGAGAAGAAGCAATTGTTTCAATCCTCGATGTATTAAAAGAAAATCCACTTTTTCTTAACAAATGTACCGGACAACTTTGCATTCTCTTGCAAAATATGAATGAAGAAAGAAGAGAATCAACTTTGAATGAGTGCAATTTCGAAACCTTGCGTGATTTATTTATTGAAATAAAAACTCAATATTATATCGCAAAAGATAATTTCTTCAAGATATGAAAAACGAAAAATTAATCGCACAAGATTTCTACTTTCATCCGAACGGAATCTACCAAAATGTATCAACTTGGAACTCTTCTCTACTTTGTTTTGATAACGATGTGGAAGAGATTTCTACTGCAATAAGAATTTACGGAACAAAAAATCAAATTGACAAAGCGCTTGACGAATTCTGCAATCGAACGGAATTAAATCTTGACGAATGTTATAATTTTAAAGTTGAGCCAAAAGGTTCGTATTGGTATAATATTTTCGGAAAAAAAGCGGATTCAATCAATAAAGAAACAAGAGGCAAGTTGAAAAAATACAAGAAAATGTATTTGGAAAATGATAAAAAACCACTAGTTATTAATCTAAAATAATAAAAAAATGTCAAAAAAACTACAAAAAGTCGAAGAAATTTTGGACGAACAAATGAATCCAATCAAAGAAAGAGAAGAACTCGAGGAAAAGTTTATGGAATTTCCTGAATTAGAAGAAGAAGAAATTCTTTCTACGGAAGATTATATTGACAGAATTGAAGAGAATGCATACAAAAGAAAAGAAAAAGAACTTCTCGGAAATTTATATGACAAAGGTTTCGAGAATGGAAGAAAAGCCGAAAGAAAAGAAAAAGAAGAAAAGGAGATTCACAAAAGATTGCACGAAATCAATACTTTTCAATGCGTAGAAAACGAATTGTATCTGCGAGGAAAAGATGAATTCGGAAAAGATTTCACTCTTTGTATGGATGCATTCAATTTCCTTGACTGGATTGACGCTGGACAAATCGAATACATAAAAAAACAAGTAATAAAGTATATTAAATCAAAATAAACTGATTTATGTTAAAAACTTTTATTATATTCGCAGAGTATTAACTTAAAAATAATCTAATGAAAACAGAAATTTTACGAGAAAAGTATAAAAAATACAATCTCACAAAAGACGATGTATTTAAACATCAACATTATATCATCATTACTCGTTCCGGTATCGAAAAAATCATCGCGCTGGAAGATATCTCAATGACTTTCGAAGTAATAAAATGCGAGAAAGATTTTTGTGTGGTAAAAGCACAAGCATCAAAAGCCGAAGTAGAAATTCAAACTTTCGGTTCTGCATTGAAAGGAGATTTCAAATCCGGAACAACCAACTCTTGGTATGTTATGGAAATGGCCGAAAAACGAGCAATGAGTAGAGCGACACTCAAATTAACCGGATTTTACGAACTCGGTGTATTTTCAGAGGACGAATCTGAAGAATTCAAAAGATAGGTTTTGGAGGAGGTTAGTAATTTAATTTAATAACTCAGCGGTTATACTTTGTGTGTGATTACAATTCCTCCTCCATTCCTTTTTATTAACTTAATATTTTAAAAATGAAAAAAAAATCAGAAAAAAAATCAGAAAAAAAAGTAGAAAAAAAACTTGTAGAAATCATTGACAAAGATTCTCTTGCATCGAATATCCAAAGAACGGTTGCAATTGGAGGAGACCTTGAATTGATTGACGAAGCATTAATCGAAGGAAAACTTTACGGAGTAATCCTAAACAGAAAAGGAGTCCGCGTGAGATTAAGTGCGGAAAATTATAACATTATAAAAGAATAAAAATGGAAATTCACGGAAAAATTAAAGAGATTTTACCACTTGAAAGTGGAGTATCAAAAGCGGGAAATGAATGGAAAAAACAATCGGTTTTGATTGATACGGGAGATGATTACAATCCGATAGTTTTAGTAAATGCGTTTGGAGAAGAAAAAATCAAATCATTAAATCGATACAAAGAAGGAGATACAATCGATATTTCTTGCAATGTTTATTCGCGAGAATTTAAAGGAAAATATTACACAAGCATCGATGGTTATTGGTTTGCGAATAAAAACGCGGAGGTTCATCCGGAAAATCAAAAAAATGATTTGAAAGAATCGGTTGCAAAAATTGCGAATCCTGAATTTGTTACTTCAGAGGATACGGATTTACCATTCTAAAATGACAGACCGAGAAAATTTTCAAGAAATATGTGATTTAACAACTGCGATTGCTGGATTCAAAAAAGATTCTCTTCGATTAAAATCAAGGAAACAAAATCTCCAAGTTGCGAGAATGGTTGCTTCAATGATTGCAAGACTAGAAGAGGGAATTTCACATTCAGTAATCGCAAAAGTTTTGCTTCGACATCGGACATTAATATATCATTACGAAAAGATGCATCCGGGAAATTTTATGTGGAAAAAATACCGGGATTTATATAAAAAAGTTCACAACGCATACCGACAAATTGATTCGCATAAAAAAACTTTTTTGGACAAAAACTATATGAAAAGATTTTTGAAGAAAAATGGAGTTTCAGAATCAAGAAAAGCGGAGGTTTATATTTTAGTAAAATCCGGAGCGGTTGGATGCTTGATTGCTACTTCTTTTATGGATTTTAGTAATCAGTTGGAAAACATTAAAGTTGCACTCAAAGAATATAAATACAGAATTGAAATAAAATGATACATTTGTTAAGTTCCAGCGCATTCATTATTTGCAACAAAATTCTTGCGAAAAAATTAGGTTTGAAATCAACAATTCTTTTGAGTGATTTGATTTCCAAGCACGAATACTTTTTGAATAACAATTTACTTAACGCTGAAGGATATTTTTTTAATACACAAGAGAATATTGAAGAAGATACAACTCTAACTCCATACCAGCAACGTAATGCGATTAAAACGCTTCTAAAGGAAAAACTGATTGAAACGAAGAAGATTGGAATCCCAGCGAAATTACATTACAAAATAAATGAAGACCAAGTTATCAAGTTTCTTGACAACAAGAAGCAAAGAAAATCCACTTATATTAATAAGAACAAAACAATAATATCAAATAATAACAAAAGTAAAACCACAAGAAAAGAAAAATTTGAGAAAATAGTTTTTAGTTTAAATTTTGGAACGCAACTTTGCAGAGATTTCATTCAATATTGGACGGAGGAAAACAAGTCAGGAAAAAAGATGCGTTTTGAAATGGAAAAAACTTTTGATATAAAAAGAAGATTACAAAGATGGGAGAAGAACGAAAAAAAATGGGCTTCTCCTAAAATAAAAACAAAATTCTCGAAGTTAGATTCTCAACTTTCAGAATGGGAAAAAGCAAAAAAATTGTTATGATAATATTAAAAAACGAAAATATACACGAATTAACTGAAAAGGTTCTTGATTTATTGACTTTAACATCGATTGAAATCGGACATCGAACAGATGCGAAAACCCTCGCGAGTTTGAGTAAAATTTTTGCAAATGATTTAATTCAAGAAAAAAGATTCGGAAATCTTTCTTTCAATCAAATAAAAGAAGCGTTCAGAATTGGAGTGAGATTTGGAAAAGATGAACCATTTTTGAACATCAGAACTTTTTACAAATGGGTATATTCACATAAAAAAACGATTGACTCCGCATTTTACGAAGTTCATACGCTGGGAAAAAATCCGAATCAAGTTCCATTTTATCAAGAAAAAACTAAACTTATAAAATAAAAATGAAAGAAGAAACTGAAGAAGAAATTGAATTGACTTGCTGCAATATTGAAGTAAAAGGAATTATTGCGGACATTAGAATTTGTCCTGAATGTAAAGAACATTTTTAAAAATGGAGTATTTTTTACTAATTTGGGGTTTTATTTTATTACTTTGTATAATTGAAGCAATAATATTTACAAAATATGAAGAAGAAGGAAATCAAGAAAGAAAAGAAAAAAGAAAAAATGTATGACCCGAATAAAACAAGCAGTTTCAAGATGCAATTTGGATTCGATTCGGCACAAGTTTATTACGTAAAAAAACAATGGAATACAAAAAGTTATAAATCGAGTGAATAATTGGAAAGAAATCAATTACCCGAGTATATTCGTAGATTTAGCGGATGAACTTGCGGAGTTGAGAACTTTCCATTCAAAGCATATTTACAAAGAAGGAACTGAAAAATTCAGAGGAGAACGAGAACATAAAATTTCAATGCTGGGAATTCTTTCGGAATTAATTGCAAGACATTATTTTGAAGGAACTGATTTTGAAACTGAAGTTGCACCATTGGTTGTAGAAAATCCGGTAGTTGGAGCGGATATCATTCTCCGAGATTTGGGAGAAGAATTTCTTGTGGATGTAAAAGGAGTTCGAAAATCTGCAAGCAAACTCCGTATTAATTTTAAAGCGCATAACAATCCAAAAAAGAAAATAACCCATTATTTTTTTATCGTTCCGATATCAAGAAAAAAAGCGAAATATTGTTGGGTTTCGCACAACGAAGTTTCAAGTTGGAGCGTAAAAGATTCAACCTATACAAAAGTTTATGAAAAAGAAATCGCAGAAGTCGGTGACTAAATTGAAAAAAGAACTTGATTCTTGGTTCAGTTTGTTTATTAGATTAAGGAACGCAGATTCTTCCGGATTCATTGAATGCTTTACTTGTGGATGTAAAAAGCATTATAAACAAGGAATGCACTGCGGCCATTTTCCCGAAAATTCCTTTGCACAAGATATTCGGAAACAAATTGTCAAAACCAGTGTGCCGGATGCAATATTTTCAAATATGGTGAACAATATAAATTCGCAGTAGCGTTAGACATTAAGTATGGTGAAGGAACTGCGGCGCGGCTTGAGAAGGATGCAAGAGGGATTTGTAAATTGAGTAGAGGCGAGTATTTAGAGCAAATAACTTATTACAAGCGACTTGTTAATAACTTGAAAGAAGAAAAGGGAATAAATTGATTTTTTTTCTATCTTTACAAAATGTCAGAGTTAATCTTCGCGAATGCAGAACACGAGATTTTGATTACAAAATTTATTAATCTTTCAAAAGAATTCGCGGAAGAAGTATCGACAAAAGAAAAATACAAAAATTATCAAGATATACTTCAAATCATTTTCGATTACCATAACACATACGGAAAATCTGCAACGAGGCAAAATTGGTTTGATTGGATAATGATTCTACCAATTAATATCTCCGTAATGACTCAAGGTTTTTTTGCTGGATGCGAACATTCAAGAAATCGCGCAAAAATAAATTCTTACCGAGTATTATTGACAAAGATTCTTGAACAAACCGTAGATTCAATTGATAAAATGGAGTATAAAAATGAATAAAATTCACAAGCATATTTCGAAGTTGAGTGATTTCTTCCGGAAAATGTGCTACGGACTAACAAAAGATAAAGAGGCAATTGATGACGCAGTTCAAGAACTGATGGTATATTTTTTAACGATGAATCAAAAAACACTTAAAGAAATTTACGAAAAAGACGGAGAAAAAGGAATCATTCGTTACGGAGCGGTTGTTTTGAAAAGAGCGTTGACATCTCCGAGGAGTCCTTTTTATTATAAGTATAAAAAATATTACAAGAATTTAGTTGGAATGACTTTTTCCACTTCTTATTCTGCGTATGATAAAATTCAAGATGCGTATCATTCATCCGTTTACAATATGGCTGACCCGATGGAAGAAGATGCAGAAAATTCGACTTGGAAAAAACTTGAAAAGATTGATTCGATTCTTGATGATATGTATTGGTATGATAAAAAAATGTTTGAACTTTACTATAACGAAAAAAATACAATCGATTCAATCTCCAGCAAAACGGGAATCAGTAGAAATTCTATTTTTACAACTTTGCAGAAAGTTCGTTATCATATAAAAGAAAAGATTCACGATGAGTAATTTTTTTGTGCCTTCAGAAATATACGAAGAACGAATCAAGGTTTGTAAAGATTGCGTTTATTATTCCAAAATACTCGGAAATTGTAAAATTTGTGGATGTTTTATGAAAATCAAAGCACGGATTTCACAGATGCATTGTCCGAAATATTACTGGAAAATGCACGATTTTGGATTCGATGAAAAAAAATTGACAAAAGAAATTCCGGAAGATATAAAAAAAGAAGTTTGCGAAATATACCCATTGATAAAATCCGGAAGAGCACCAAACAAAGAAACCACGCGAAGGTTAGTGGAATTATATAATATTATTTACGGAGGAAGTTTTGATTCAAGAACTTCTTGTTCGAGTTGCTTGGAAACTTGCTGGAGAGGAATCTTGAAATACCACGAAGAAATAAAAGGATACGAAGAATTATAAATCAAAAAAAATAAAAATGAACGAAGAAAAAATACCGGAATATTATATCGGAAAAAAACACAAAATTGAAGCGAGAAAAGTTGTTGAAGATTTTGAATTGTCTTACAATATTGGAACTGCGGTTTCTTATTTGTTGCGAGCAAATAGAAAACACGATTCTCCTTTGCAAGATATCAGAAAAGCAATCGCACATCTTCACTTCGAATTGGATTTGATAGTTGGAGAAAATAAAAAATAAAAAAATCTATTTTATAGTATGAATAAAAAAGTAAAAATTACCTCAATAAAATCAAACGAAAGAAATCCTCGTTTTATTAAAGACATAAAATTTAAAAAATTGTGCAATTCAATTCGTGAATTTCCTGAAATGCTGGAACTTCGACCAATTATAGTTGATGAAGAAAATGTGATTCTTGGAGGAAATATGAGATTCAAAGCGTGTCAAGAAATTGGATTGAAAGAAATAACAATCAGAGTTGCAAAAGGATTGACAGAAAAACAAAAGAGAGAATTCATCGTAAAAGACAATATCGGATTCGGAGAATGGGAGTGGGATATTTTGGCGAATGAATGGAATTCGGCGCAATTAGACGAGTGGGGTTTGGATACTTGGAAGAATTTGGATGATATTGCAACGGAAGATTCTTTCAGTTTACCGGATGGAGAAAAAGAACCATTCCAACAAATGACTTTAAATCTTGCAGATGAACAATCTCAAAAAATTAAAGATGCAATTGCAGAAATAAAAAAGACGGAAGAATTCAAATACGTTGAAACTTTTGGGAATGAGAATTCAAACGGAAACGCACTTTACTTAATCGTTAGTCAATGGGAAGAGCAAAAGAAATAATTCTCAAAATAATAAAATCGGATGTTGCAAATGAATTTGTAAAAAAATATCATTATTCCGGAAAAGTTGTGAATCTTTCAAATCTTCACTTCGGATGTTTTTTGGATAATAAATTGCACGGAGTTATGTCTTACGGGCCTCCGATGGATAAAAGGAACGTAATCAATTTAGTTGATACGGAAAATATTGGAATCAATAAAAAGTGGAACGAAATGCTGGAATTGAATCGAATGGCCTTCGATGATTATCTTCCAAAATATTCCGAAAGTAGATGTATCGCGATTTCAATTAAATTAATTAAAAAAAATGCACCACAAGTAAAATGGATTTTGAGTTATTCGGATGGAACTCAATGTGGAGACGGAACAATATATCGAGCAAGCGGATTCAAATTGACTCAAATAAATAAAAACGGAACGATTTATAAACTTGCAAATGGAGAAGTTGTTGCGAAAAGAGGAGATTCAAAGTATGATTTTCAAGGAGCAAAAGCACTCAAAGGATTTCAAAATCGTTATATTTACTTAATAGATAAAAAGGCAAAATTGAATTGCGAAAATATTCCTTTTACTGATATTGATAAACTAGGCGCTGGAATGTATAAGGGAGAAAAAATAACATTAAAACAAAGAAGAAAAACTGCGGGTGAAGCATAAAGAGTAATGCGTTGGCTATTCCAAGTCAAAGAAGGGGTGCAATTCCACCCACCCGCTCAAAATTAAAGAAGGAAAATGGACAAAAGTAGACACATAAAAAAGGAAAGTTTATTGAATGCGCTGGAGAAATCTCTTGGTGTGGTAACGGTTGCTTGCAATTCTGCGGATGTTCCGCGTTCAACTTATTATAAATGGTTGAAGGAAGATGAAGAGTTCGCGAAGGCGGTAAAAGAAATCGAGAACATTGCGCTTGATTTCGGAGAATCTCAATTGCACAAACAGATAGGCGATGGTTCAACTTCTGCAACAATATTCTTTTTAAAAACAAAAGGCAAGAAACGCGGGTATATTGAAAGAAGCGAATTGGATTTGAGTTCGGGAGACGAACCAATTAAAATCAACGTGAAAATCAATGGGGTTGAATATTGATACAAATTTCACAAGAACTCAAGAGCAAGCGTTTGCGTATTTATGCGATAAAAAAACAACGGAAGTATTATTCGGAGGAGCAGCGGGAGGAGGGAAAAGTTGGATTGGATGCAGTTGGTTAGTTTTGATGTGTTTGAAATTTCCGAAAACAAGATGGTTGATGGGACGTTCGAAGTTGGATTCTTTAAAAAAAACCACACTCAACACATTTTTTGAAGTTTGCGAATCTTGGAAAATCAAAGCCGGACTTCATTATAATTTCAACGCAAGTTCAAATGTGATAACTTTCTTTAATAAATCAGAAATCCTTTTGAAAGATTTATTTCTTTACCCTTCAGACCGAAACTTTGATTCTCTTGGTTCTCTTGAATTGACTGGCGCTTTTATTGATGAGTGCAATCAGATAACAGAAAAGGCGAAAAATATAGTTGCTTCAAGATTAAGATTCAAACTCGATTTTTATGATATCAAACCGAAAATATTGATGACTTGCAATCCCGCGAAAAATTGGGTTTATAATCAATATTACAGACCAGCAAAAGAAGGGAAATTGAAACCCCACCGAAAATTCATTCAATCTCTTGTGGATGATAACGAGTTTATTTCGAAGCATTATAAAACCCAACTTTTGACTCTTGACGAATTATCAAAACAAAGATTGCTTTTCGGCAACTGGGAATACGATGCAACAAATGATTCTTTGATTGACTACGATGCAATCTTGAATCTCTTCGAACAAAAAGGAAAGCCGGGTGAAAAATATATAAGTTGCGATGTGGCGCGATTTGGAAGCGATAAGACGGTTGTTTTATACTGGGAAGGGCTGACTATTAAAAAAATAAGAACATTGCTTAAATCTTCTGTAAATGAAGTAGTCGAAGTAATTAGAGATATCCAGCAAAAGAATCAAGTCCTTCTTCGTAATATTATAATTGATGAAGATGGAGTCGGAGGAGGCGCAGTTGATTTCTTGCGAGCAAAAGGATTCTCCAATAATTCAAGAGCATTGAAAGGAGAAAATTACCAAAATCTAAAAACTCAATGTTATTACAAGTTGGCGGATTTAATCAACAAGAGTCAAATCGGAATCGAGTGCAACGATATCGATGTAAAAAAAGATATCATTGAAGAGTTAGAACAAGTCAGAATGAAGGACGCGGATAAGGATAACAAGTTGCAGATGATTCCAAAAGATTCGGTAAAATCAATAATCGGAAGGAGTCCGGATTACTCGGATGCGCTTGCAATGAGAATGTTTTACGAGATTGATGCGAATTACGGAAAATATTTTGTTCAATAACGCAAGAAAGAGGGCGGAAATAAATCGCGACCCTCCTTCAAACTTCTAACGAAAACTGATGCAAATATAATCAAAAAAATAAAGTAAACAAATTTCTATTATATATTATGAAACTAAAAATTCAGAAAGAAGGTAAAATCAAAAGTTATAATCTTATTAATTCGTGGAGTGATGTCAATCTTGAAAGATGGGCGGAATTGATAAAAATAAAAACAGATAAAAATTCAGAAGATGCGTTGGAAACTTTGACGGTTCTTTCTGATATGCCGAAAAAAGTTATCCGAGAATTATCTCTCGAAGATGTTTCGAAGATATTGAAAAAGGTTTCCGAAATGCAATCTCTTGCAGATACTAAACTTGTTCGAATTATAGAAATCGAAGGAAAAGAATACGGATTTCACCCGAATTTGGATGATATTACACTCGGAGAATACGCAGACATCGAAACTCTTTTGAAGGAGGATGTATCGGATGTTCTTCCGGAAATAATGTCAATACTTTACCGGCCAATTGTTGAGAAAACAGAGAATGGATACACGATTGAAAAATACAACGGAAATATTGCAGTCAGGAAAGAATTGATGAAGAATCTCACTGGAGAACAAGTGCAAAGTGCGCTGGTTTTTTTTTGGACTTTAGGAGTGGAATTCTTCAGGAGTATTCAATTGTGTTTGATGGAACTGAGTCGGGAGGCGATGAAAGGAGTCCGGGAGATGATTTCGGAGAAAAGTGGGGATGGTTCGGAATAATATATCGACTAACTGATGGAGATATTACAAAGATTAAAAAAATCACAAGCCACAATCTCCGCGAATGTTTAACTTGGATGTGTTATGAAGTTGATTTGAACGAAAGTAAAAAAGTAACAAAAAAATATGAATCAAGATGATAATAAACAAAACATATAACAACGCGATTAATACGCTGAAGAATATTGGAAAAAATCACGCGAATATAACGACCACAACAACGGGAGATGTTTTCGATATCGATTTGTCCAAAAATACACTTTTTCCTTTGATGCATATAAATCCGGTAAATGTATCGGCTGGATTGAGTCAATTGAATTATACTTTTCAAATTTTCGTGATGGATTTGGTTTCGCAGAAAGAAGATTGGACGGAAGAGAATATTCAATCGGCCGCGTTTCTCAATAATGAACAAGAAGTTCTTTCGGGAACTCTTCAAACTTGCGTGGATATTATTGGCCAATTTCGGCACTCGGTAGCGCAATCAGAACAAGGGGTTGATGATATAAATTACCCGACTTATTTTACAGATGGAGGGGATTTTGTTATAACTCCTTTTACTGAAAGATTTGACAATCTTTTGACGGGATGGGTTTTCAATTTAGAAATTCAAGTAATCAATGATTTTCAAACTTGCAATATTCCGATATATACTGACCAAGGCGAAGGAGAATAAAATGTTTAAATTTAAAATCGGAAGAATAACAATTCAATTAATACCACCAAAAATAACAATAAATGTCTAACCCATTTCAAAAGAATCTCGAATCCCTTCTCAATAAAGTAGGGAAACAAGTGATGAATCGTTCAAAAGCGGGGTTAAACAATGCGAAACCTTTTTCAAAGGGCGGCGGAAATTTAGAGAATTCGATTCAATATAAAGTAAAAAGAACAGAAACCGGATACGATTTGTCTTGGACGATGGCGATGTATGGAAAATTTATTGACAAGGGAGTTTCAGGATATGAAGTCAAAAGAAGTTTTACTGATTATCAAGGAAACAATCTTTCATCTCCGGGTTCAGGATTCAAAAAAAATACTCCGGTTATTCCAATTAAACCTCTTGTGAAATGGATAAAAAGAAGAGGATTGAAAGGGCGCGACCCTAAAACCGGAAGATATATCACGCACGTTTCTTTAGCGTTTGCAATAGGAAAGAAAATCAAAAGAGAAGGAATTCCGGGAATTTCCTTTTTTCAATCTCCACTCGGACTTGCAATGAAAACATTTGAATCTCAAGTTCAAGTTGCGATGTCAAAAGATTTGCGAGATTTAATGAGTGGAAAAAATTTCAAATTTTAAAATAAAAAAAGTATGGCTACAACATTCGAACAAGAACCTTTATTTGACCTAGAACCAGCAACTTTTCCTTGGATTTATATCTTGCGAAATGATGCAATTGTTACCGGAGTTCCTACTCCGTATTGGAATGTTAAATTTGTGGGAGGAGTTTTTGTGAATCAAGATTTCGCATCTCTTCCAGCGGCAAGTTCTCAAGTTTGCACAATCAAAACAATTCCGAATCAAGCCGGAGTTGGGGTTTTTAATATTCAAAGATTTGCAGAAGCATATACCGGGCCTCAATATGAAGCGTACAAATATCAATCCGCATTCAGACCGGTAACGCACAAAGGAAATGTTGCGAATTTGATTTACTATTTTCCGATTCATATAATTGACAAATACTCTCAAAATGAAAATTGTATGAAATATATTGCATTCAATGTGAATCTTGAAGGAGCGGCGGCGGCAAATCTTCCAGCGCAAACAATTCCTTCAACAACTGCAACCGGGAGTGCGATGTTTGTTTGGAATGGATATTTGCGAAACGATTTTGTTCTTCGCAGAACGGGAGTTGATTTCGGGTATGATTACAAAACTTTTTATGCACCACTTGGAGGCGGTTATTACGGAATTTTATCTGATGCACCGATGATACAATACGCGAATGATGGAGATTACGGAGTGATTTCTTTCTTCAATCAAATTTTCGATTCTCTTTCTCCACAAGTGACTTCAATTCAAATTACCGGACATTTTGTTGGCGGAACAACTGCAAATTTTTATGTTGATAATATAGATGCAAACGGAGGAACAACAACCACAAATTCGGGAGCGGCTTATGGTTGGGAATCGATTCTTTTCTTTGGAGTATTTCCGGGAAATCTCAAGCAATGGAACTCAACTTTTGCGGGATGGTTAAATCTTGGTATGACTCACTATACTTTCCAATTAGTTGAAAAAGCCGGAGGAGGGAAAAAAGATACTCCACTTTCAAGATTGCACACAATTGTTGTTAATTGTCCGCAAGGAAGAAAATACGAACCGGTTCGAATCACTTGGTTGAATTCTCTTGGAGGATGGGATTACTATACTTTCAATATGAAATCCAGCGAAACAATTAAAACAAAACGAAATGATTGGACGGAATTGGAAGGAAGTTGGAATCGCGACCAATGGAATCCGTATGGATGGAAGGGAGGAAAAAAAGCATATACGGTTAATGGAAAAAAGAAAATAAAAGTCAATACGGATTTTGTTGATGATGAAGTTTCGGATTGGTTCGAGATTTTAATCAATTCACCGGAGATTTATATTCTCAAACCTTGGGAGGATTTCAGAAGCGAAGATGATGGAAAAGATTGGATTTTCAAAAGATATATTACTCCGGTTAGATTGCTAACTTCAAGTTATAAAAAGAAAACAAGAAAGAATGATTCAATCATTCAATACTCTTTCGAATTCGAGGAATCAATTACTTTAAATACTCAACCGATATAATATGTCAGTAGAACTCTATATTTACCCGCAAAATTTTGACGATGCTTCGCAAATTCCGATTGATTATCTTCCGGACTACGAATTTACTGCACTTAATACTTCAGTCGCAACCCTTTTCGCAACTGAAGCGCTGGCGGTTTTATATTACGTTCCGATAACATCTCCTTTTCTTTTTTATCGATGGGCCTCAACTGCGTTAAATTATCCAACCGCAACTCCTCCTCCAACAATGGCTTTACTTCCAACTGGCGGATGGATGATGCGAATGACGGGGTTAAGTCCTTCACAATTTTATGTTGCAAAATTTGAAACCGTAGTTGCTTGCGACCCGATAACTATTTCTCTTTATGACGGAACTTCTCTTTCTCAAACTTATACTTTTCCAGCGCAACCGGCGGGAACAAATCTTGAGTGGGGATTTTATCCTCCGAATTCAGTAACCACATTTGCGGTTTCAAGTGGCGCGGGAGATGCGAGTATAACAACAAATTGGAGGGTTCAAAATTACGTTGCACCGACTCTTTCAGATGGGCAAGTGATAGTAGATTTATTTGATGAAAAGCAAATTCCACTAACTCTTTCGGTTGATAATTTTCAAAATGCAGCGGAGAAAACTCAATCATATTCCAAGAGTTTCAAACTTCCGGGAACTAAAAGAAACAACAAAATATTCCGAAATATTTTTGACATAACCGCAACGATTCAAACAAATAGTATCGACTTCAATCCTTATCGAAAAACTCCAATAGTTTTACAAGAAGATGGAGCAACTATTTTTCAAGGATTTCTTCGAATGCTGAATGTTGATTTCAAAGGACAAGATTTAATCTATACGGTAAACTTATATTCTGAAACGATTCAAATAAAAGATGTATTGAAAAATAAAAAGTTTTATGATATTAATCTCGATGAATTAAATCACGCATACGTAAAATCAACAATTAAATCTTCGTGGGATAATACCCCCGGATTGACTTTGCTTAATCCATTACCGGCGGGAACATTTGCGGGAGTTCCCGGGCAAACTTCAACCGTAGTTTTGAAATATCCTTTTTGTGATTGGACGCATAACGCAACAATCGCTAGCAACCCGGGAGCACCACCGGCACCAGGGCCGGCGGATGGGATGCCGGAATTCTCTTCTCTTGGACAAATGTTTAGACCTTGGATTCAAATAAAGTATCTAATCAATCGAATCTTTGAAGGCGCTGGATTTACTTGGACTTCTACTTTCTTTGATTCCGCAGATTTTCAAAACTTGTTTATGGATTTTAACTGGGGACCGGGACTTTCTCCGCTGATTAACTTGCAAGTTGGACTTTGCAAATACCGACAATCAAGTTGCGGAGGGCCTAATGTTATCGCGTTAAATTCTGCGTATACAAATATTCCTCTTTGTGGATATTTCTCGTGGTCAAGTTTCTCGATTCTTCCAGCGGATTACAATACCACAACGAATCAATATATTTCAACAAATAATTTCACGCAAGTAAATTACAATAACTACGAATTGAGATGGGAAAATACGGGAGGAACTGCGGTTGATATTCTTGTCGAAATGGTTAAAAATGGCGGTTATACTGCAGCGGATAAAATCTCCAGCACATTCACTGCGGGAGCAAATTCAAACGGAACTTTTTCAATGACCGGAGGATTCTTACTGATGGCTGGAGATACAATGGAGCAAAGATGGATAACTTTGAATCCGGGAGACCCGCAGACGGTTAGATTATTGACCGGTTCATCTGTTGCGGTTAAAACTGATATTACCGCAATTACGCAGAATATAGTTGGAAGTTCTTTGTTAATGACGAAAAGAGGGCAACTGAAGCAATGGGATTTCTTGAAGGGAATCTTGACGATGTTTAATCTTTTGACGGTTGCAGACCCAACAAATAACAAAAATATTATAATTGAAAAATACGATACAATTTTTCCTCGAATTGGAGAAGGAGGAGGAAATCTTGATTTGAAAAGTAGAGGAATCACAAAGGATTGGACAGATAAAATTGATGACGAAAAATTCAATTTAAAACCATTAAATAAATTAAAAAAACAGACGGACTTTTTATATGTTAATGATACGAATGATTATACCGCACAAAATTATAAGAATGCGTTTGGAGGATTTGAATACGGAAGTTTAGTTTTTGACGCATCTGATTTAACTCTTTTGGTTGGAGAAGCAAAAGTAAAAGCAACTCCATTCGCGGCAACCTTGAATAAACCTTTTGATGGCCTCGTTCCGGATTTATGGTGTCCTTCGATTTATAAACTGAAAGATGATGGAACTACGGAGGGATTTGATAATAAACCGAGAATCTTATACGATAACGGAAGAGTAACAATGAGTTCAGGAACTTTTTACATTCCATCTGCAAACGGAGAATCATCCGAGAACGCGACCACTTATTTGCAGTTTTCAGGATTTTCAGATTTTCCAATTACTCCAACTTCAAATGATTTGAATTTCGGAACTTGTCAATTAATTGGAGCAAATAACCCTACGGTTTTAAATCTTTTCAATAAATATTTTGCCGCGTATTATTTCGATTTATACAATCCGGATACAAGAATTGTAACGGTTAGAATCAAATTGAATTCCGCAGACATTAACCAATTTTCTTTTTCAGATATTGTGATGATTAAGAATCGTGCGTATCGAGTAAATAAAATTAACTATAACCCCGGCCAACTTGCAAAAGTTGAACTCGTTTTAATACCTTAAATATGGCTAGAAGAAATACAGAATTTCCATTTGCACCGAATCAAAAAACTATTCCAGATTATATCGAGGACGGAGTTGTTTATTTTACGGATGTTGATGGAGGGAATGTTTGGAGTGATGAATCGATGTGCAAGGCCTACGGGTATTTATGGGATGAAGCAAATCAAGTTTGTCGCGCATTCATTCCACAAAGAGAAATCGAAATCGTTCCACAATCAAATATTTCAGTAAAAGGAGCAAACAATGAAATAAGAACCGGAGTTAATAACTCAACAATTTCCGGACAAAATAACTTGATGATTGGAAAAAATATCTCGGTAAATATAATCGGAAACAGAAATCAAATTGAAAACAAAATTTCAAATTCTCTTTTACTTGGAACTCTTGGAAATTCTCTTGCAGATAATTCAATAACAATCGGAGGAAATAGCGGGCAAAATGGAATCGATGAAGAAACCGGAGCATTCACTTCAACTGATATTCTTGGAGAAAGACAATTGACTTTTTGTTTATATGGAGGAAAAACTCCTCCGGGAGAAAAAATCCCATTAACAACCGGATTGAATTTGAACAATGTTTCGGATTCTTATTATCCAATACCGGAAAATGCGGTTTTGATGTTTGAGATTGATATTCTCGGAGTTGCAATTGAACCGGCTGGAAATCGCGGAGATTTTATGACCTTTAAATCCAACGGAGTAACGATGAAAAAAACTTCAGGAGAAGGAGGAACTCCGATTCAAAGTAGAACTTCCGAAGTTTTAAATTCGGGCGGATTGAGATGGGTTGCAGAACCCGTAATCGCAATTGGAACAGATGGGAAAAAATATCTCGGAATAAACGCAACGGGAGATACAAGGTCAACGATTGAATGGGTTGCAGATTTAAAAATAACACAATTACAAACCAACGTAAATTTATAAAAAATGGCGGACGAAATAGTAATGACGGTAAAATCCAATATCAAGCAAGTGACGAAAGACACTGAAGATTGGAGTGCATCGATGTCGCAAGCGGAAAAGAATTCTCAAGAATTAAATCAACAAGTGGATATCCAAAACAAAGTTCTTGTAGAAATGGAAAAAGAACTTCGAAAACTTGAAGAGGCACAAGCAAAAATGGGTAAAGGTTCTTGGAAGGATTCTTTGACCGGAACAACTAAAAAAATCGAGCAACAAAAACAAGCGATAAAAAGTGAAAAAACTGCGCTGAAAGATTTGAAACTTCAACAAAAGGATGCAACAAAAGAAGTTAAAAAATATACAGACGCGCAAAAGCAAAGTCAAAAGGCGATTCAAGGTTCAATCGGTAATTTCCAAGTTATGGGAGTTTCTTTGAATGGAATCAAGAAATCAATCGGAGGAGTTATTCCGTTAGTAAAAACTTTGTTTGCTTCAATCAAGGCCGGAATTGCATCTACCGGAATCGGACTTCTTCTTGTTGCGTTCGGTTCTCTAGTTTCCTACTTTACTTCAACAAAAGAGGGAATGGATAAACTTCAAGTTGCAATCTCGAAAGTTTCTGCGGCAATTGATGTAATAAGAGATAGGATTTCAGGATTCGGAAAAATCTTGAAAAATATTTTCTCGCAAGATATTTCAAAAACCTTGAAAGATGTGAAAGAAAATTTCTCCGGAATAACTGAAGAGATAAAAGAAGAAACCAAAGCGGCGGGAGAATTAACTCAAGCAACTCAAAAACTTCGTGATGCAAACAATGATTTTGTTATAAATCAAGCAAAGAAAAATAAATCAATTGCAGAGGCACGATTGCTAGCGAAAGACGAAACATTAAGTCAGGAAGAAAGAATTGCGGCACTTAAAAATGCGGTTGCACTTGAAAAAGAATTGTTAAACGAGCAACTTGCAAATCAAGCGGAGAAGGTTCGAATTTTAGAAGAACAAACAAATATGTCGAATTCAACTGCGGCGGATGAAAAAGCACTTGCAGATGAAAAAGCGAGGTTGATTGATATGGAAACCGCTTCAATAATGAAAATGCGAACTCTAAAAAGAGAAACGAATACTCTTGAAAATGAACTTGCAGCGGAAGAACTTGAAAGAATTCAAGCGCTTGCAGATGAAAAAGAAAGAATTGCACAAGAGGAAGAAGAGGCAAGACTTGCAAGAGAAGAAGCGGAAAAAGAACGTCTTGCAATAAAAGCGGAAGAAGATGCAGCGTTGAAAGAATTACAAAACGAAAATATGCTTGCAGAAATTGAAGATTTGCAAGAGCGTGCGTTGAAAGAAATTGAAATCGAATACAATGCGGAACTCGAAAAGATTAAAAATTACGAGAATTTCGAATTGATGAAAGAGGAGATTGACAAGAAATATCAACGAGCAAAAGAAGCGTTACAAAAGAAAGAATTGAAGTGGGATGAAATAACCACAAAACAAAAAATGGATTTGGCGAAACAAGGTTTTGACAATCTTGCAACTATTCTCGGAAAAGAATCAAAAGCGGGAAAAGCGGCGGCGATTGCATCTGCAACAATTTCGACTTACCAAGGAGCAACGAGTGCGTTTGCTTCACTAGCACCAATCCCATTCGTAGGGCCGGCACTTGGAGGAATAGCAGCGGCGGCCGCGATAGTTGCTGGATTTAAAAACATTCAAGCAATACGAAAAGGAAGCGCATCCGGAGGAGGCGGAGGAGGCGGAGGAGGCGGAACTCCATCTGCAAGTTCTCCAGCACCACCATCTATTGAAGAGGCGGGACCGGCGGCGGAAATGATGGGAGGAGCGTTCGAGTTAGGAAATGTTGGCGCAGAACCAGACCCCGTAAAAGCGTTCGTTGTAACCGATGAAATGACGGATTCACAAGACCAACTCCAAGATATAAGAAACAGAAGTACAATCTAACAAATCAAATAAATTTAAAAATTAAATATTATATAATATGCCTTGTAAAAAATGCGATTCAGGAAAGTGGAAGTATGGTGAAAACGGAGATTGCGAATACGATTCTTTAGAAGAATGTAAAGACGCAAATCCGAATTATCATTACGAAGAAGAAACCAACTATACAAAAATAGTTGAGTTAGTTATTGAAGATGATTCTCAAGATTTAGCGATTGACGCGATAAGTTTAGTGACGAGTCCGGCGATTGAGCAAGATTTTGTTTATTTCAAAAAAGAAAAAAACAACTTGACTTTTGCGAAGATTGATGAAGAGAAAAAAATGCTTGTTAGTCCAGCACTTATTCCTAACAAACAGATATATCGATACGATGCAAATACAAATTCTGATTACTACGTTTATTTCAGTCCGGAAACGGTTAGGCAAGCAAGTGAATTGTATTTGAAAAATAACAATCATCACAAAGCAACGTATCAACACCAAGATAGGGTTTCAGGAGTTTTGACCGTAGAAAGTTGGATAAAAGAAGGAGACCAAGATAAATCAAAACTTTACGGGTTCGATTTACCCAACGGAACGTGGTTCGTAAAAATGCGTATCGACAATGAAGATTTGTGGTCTAAAATCAAGGAAGGAGAACTTCGCGGTTTAAGTATTGAAGGATACTTTACCGACCGACTAGAAAAAATGTCTGAAAGAAATCCAACAAATGAAGAGATTCTTTCTGCGTTAAATGAAATCATTCAGGAAGCAAAATCAAATAAAAAGTAAAACTAACTATTATATATTAAAACAATGACAAAAATGGACTTGAAAGAACAAATCAAAGAAGCACTCGGATTAAGTAAATCCGTTAAATTAGAGTGGCAAAGCAAGATGGAAGATGGGACTATACTTGTGTCTACGGCCGATACTCTTGAAAGTGGAGTAGATATATCAGTTCTCGTTGAAGACGGAACTACGATTCTCCTACCGGCTGGAACATATAAAACACAAGATGGTGTGAGTTTCCGCGTGGAAGAAGAAGGAATCGTGGCGGAAGTAATGGAAACGGAAACGGAGGAAGTTGTTGAAGAGGAAGAAATGTCTGAAGCAAAAGAAGACAAGAAAGAAGATGAAGAGGAAAAAGAAGATTACGAATCTGAAGCGGAAGAAACTGACTGGGCAAAAACTTACGAAGAGTTGAAAGATAAGGTTGAAAATCTTGAAGATGCAATTGCGGATATTAAAGCGCAACTTGGAGATGGAGATGCAGAGGAAATGTCTGAAGAAGTTTCTGAAGAAGTTTCTGAACCATCTGTAAATCCTAAAACTATAAAAACAACTGAAGTGAAGGAATTCTCAATGGAAGAGTTAAAAGCGGAAAACGAAAGATTGAAAAAAGAACTTTCGAAAGTTCCGGGAGACAAACCATTAGTTGCAGAAAAATTCTCTTCAGAAAATAAAACAAAGAAATTATCAAAAGCGGAATACTCAAAATTGAATGCTTCAGAAAGATTTCTTTTTGACCTAAATAACTAATATTAATAAACTAAATTTAAAAAACAAAAAAAAATGGGAAAAATTAGAAAATTCGACAAGGACACTCAACCAGTGGTTGGAGGTACTTTTTGCGGAACTGATGCTGGTTTTTACGTTTCAAAAGCATTGATGCAAGCAAGTTCACTTGATTGTATGACGGTAATTGAAAATGTAAAGTTTAAAACTGCACTTCAAGTAATGAATGCGGAAAGATTGGTTGGAGACGCAACTTGTGATTTTAAAAAGGAGGGTTCGTTAGCGCTAGTTGACAGAAGTTTAGAACCTAAAAATTTACAAATAAACTTTGAATGGTGTAAATTAAATCTTTTACAATCTTGGGAATCATTACAAATGAGAGCGGGCGCGTGGAATAATGGAGACGTTCCTTCATTCAATGAGTATGTTATCTCTTTAATGGCGAAGCATATCGCACAAGCAACTGAAACTTCAATTTGGGGTGGAGCGAATGCAACTGGAGGAGAATTCGAAGGTTTCACAACTGCGGGAACTGGAACTTTTGCAAACGATGCAACGGTTATAACTCCAGCGGGTATCGCATCTCCTTTTGATGCATCGAATATCATCGCAAACATTGAAACTGCAATTGCAGCAATTCCAAGTGGAGTTTTAGGTTCTGAAGATTTAAGAATTTATATGAATCAAAAATCTTATATGCTTTACATCGCGGCAATCTCGAAGTTAGGATACTTAAACGCATACAATATGCAAGGAGATTACGTTCCGGTTGTAAATGGAATAAGAGTTTGCGTAGCGAACGGAGTTTTAGACAATCAAATTGTTGTTGCGGAAGAATCAAATCTTTTCTTCGGAACTGACTTGTTAAGTGACGCAACTGAAATCCGTATCTTGGATATGAGCGAACTTGATGGAAGCAATAACGTGAGAATGGTAGCGAAGTATTCTGCCGGTGTTCAACACGGAATCGGAGCAGATATCGTTTGGTTGAAGTAATAAATTGAATTAATAACAAAATAAATATACTATATTATGGCTGAAGAACAAGCGTGTACGCTACTTACCAAAGGAAGGAAACTCGACTGCAATAGAATCGCGGGAGGGGTTAAAAATGTTTATTTTGCGGTTTATGATACAACGATTGTAACTCAAGATTGGGATTCATCGAGTGCATCTCGAGGACAAACAACGGACGTGGATATGGGTTCAACATCCCTTTATAAATATGCTTTACCTCGCGGTACTGCATCTTTCACCGACACATTGGTTGGTTCACGAGAAAATGGAACGGTTTACTATACTCCAACAATTCAAATTTTGCTTGATAGGATAACTCCTTTGATGCAAAATGAGATGAGATTACTTGGAGCAACAACAACGGTTATATTTGCTGAATTGAATCAAACTTATCCTTCAAATGACCACAATGTTATCGTGGTTCTTGGAGGGTTAAATGGAATGCAATTGAATGCGGGAACTGATGCTTCCGGTGCTGCGTGGGGTGACAGAAATGGGTACGACCTCACATTCGATGGAATCGAAAATCATCCGGCTTCTATATTGTTAGATTATACAAATACTCCATTTGACAATACTGATTCGGGAGCGCAAATTCCTATCATAGACGTATAAATAATTTTATATAATAAGGAAGAGAAGAGTGGAGTAATTTCCACTCTTTTTTTTTAAATAAAATAAAAAAAGTAAATTTCTATTATATAGTATGATACAAAGTCAAATCAAGGCAAATTTTGATGTTAGAATAAATACTGAAGCGAATCGAATTGTTTCGGATTCTTTATTGCCTCCAACAATTCCAAACGGATGTATTAAATATCTTACCAAGTTCACGAATGATATGAGTGGAGACATAGTTTATTGTTATGCAAATCCACAAAATTTTATTGCGAGGTATTCTTTTTTTGGTTTTACTTATTCTGCAACTCCGGATATGTATGCGGGAGAATTGGATTTGAAACTTGCCGGATATTGGAAGTATGAATTCTACGAAGTTTATTGGAGTGATTGTCCAGCGGTTCTCGATTCAAGCACGGCACCGCGAGATGAATTTCCGATTGAACCTCCTCTTCCTTCAGGAATGGGAGAAGTGAAAGGATTGGTTGCAATTGGAAAAATGTATTGTGCAGAAGAAGCCGGAAAACCCGAAGTTGAATACAAATCTTATAAACAACCAAGTTCAACAAATTATATATATCAAGGAAAATAAAAATGGAAAATATTCTCAAAGTAGACCTTGCGGCCTCAACCGCACCGATTGTTTCAGAACAAGCATCGAAAGAATGGATTGAGTATGGAACGGAAGAGTGGCGCAATCTTTACCCACAATTTTTAATCGACTTATACTATAACTCCAGCACACAAGCGGCAATCATAAACGCTACAAGCGAAATGGTTGCGGGAGAAGATTTGGTAATCGATGATGAAGAAGAAGGAAATCTTGACAAAATCTTGAAGTTAAAAAAGTTTATGCAAAACGCAAATTCCAACGAATCTTTAATGGAAGTCGTGAAAAAGATTTCTTTTGATTTTAAACTTCAAGGCGCATTCGCTTTAAATATCGTGTGGTCGGCTGACCGAACTCAAATCAGTGAAATTTTTCACATACCGGTTGAGAAAATTCGCGCTTGCAGACCGAACGAATTTGGAAGAGTAGATGGTTATTATATCTCCGGAGATTGGAGCAATACAAGAAAAAACAGACCATATTACGTTCCTTCTTTCAGTTCAAAAGATAGAACGCAAGCAAATCAAATTCTTTATACTGGGTTATATTCTCCAGCGATGTCGGTGTATCATACACCAGATTACGTGGCTGCGAATAACTGGGCACTCGTTGACCAACGTGTTGCCGAATATCATTTGTCGAATATCTCGAGTGGGTTCAGTGGTTCTTACTTTATTTCCTTCGCGAACGGAACACCAACGCAAGAGGAAAGAATGAAAATTGAATCATCTCTTGCAAAGAAATTTACGGGAGCGCATAACTCGGGTAAATTTGTACTTACTTTTTCAGACGATAAAACTCGAACTCCGGAAATAACTCCGATTTCAATGTCTGACGCAGACAAACAATATCTTGCATTACAAGAATTATTGGTTCAAAATATTCTTACCGGCCATCGATGCACATCTCCGGTTTTGATGGGTATAAAATCTGATACCGGACTCGGAAATAATGCGGACGAACTTAATTCTGCGGCAAATTATTACCTAAATACGGTTGTTAAACCTTATCAAGAACACATCTTGAAAACTTTGCAAAAGATTTTCGCAATTAACGAAATGGATGTTCCGATTTCTTTTGTGCAATTGAAACCAATAACAACAAGATTTACAAATCAAGATTTGATGGCGGTGATGACACAAGACGAAATTCGTGAGGAACTTGGATTGCCTCCGCTGGAAGAAAGAGTTGATGTGGATTTGAAGAAAGAAAAAAAATGCAATCATTTGAAGGCGGAAAATATTGAATTGAAAGAGTGGATTGAAAAAACGGGAGAAGATATTCCGGAAGATTGGACGGAGATTGACGAAGAAATTGTAGACGGAGAACATCTTCATTTTGATTTCGAAGAGGAATTGAATAAAATTGCAAACGAAAAAATTCAACTTGCAGAAGTTCCGGAAAATTCTCCAAACAAGAAAAGTTCTCAAGATGGAGTGAATCGTTCTTTCAATGATTATTACAAAGTTCGGTATGTTTATGCAACAGATAATTTTCTTGTAAATAAATCCGGAACAAGTAGAGAATTTTGTCAAATGATGGTAGCGGCAAATAAACTCTTCAGAAAAGAAGATTTGGTAATGAAACAAAGAATGAAAGTAAAAGGGAGAATGGAAGATGTTGGAGTTGATTCAAACGAAGTCAATCCGGGATTCGGACACGATGGAGAACCTTATTCGATTTTCTTATACAAGGGAGGGCCGCAATGTAGACATTTTTTCTTGCGGAAGATTTTCAAAACTTCCTTGAGAAATGCAAAACAACCGATTGAAGATTCTCAAGTAATCGGTTATACAAAAGCGGTTTCAGAAGGATTTACTGCGAAACGAAATGATAAACTTGTGGCGATAGCACCGCAAAGAATGGAAAACCACGGATATTATCCGGAAAACGACTAATTTATGGGATACGTATTGTTTATATCAGAAGAGAAACTCAAGGATTCTACCGCAATATCTTTAAACGTAGATGTTCAATTGCTTTTACCATTTGTAAAGCAAGCGCAAAAATTGTATGTGGAAACTAAACTTGGTACAAAATTAAATGACAAATTGAAATCTTTAATAACTGCGGGAACGGTTAACGCGGCGGGAAATGAACCTTACGCAACTTTATTAAATGATTACATCGGAGAAATGCTACCGAACTTCGCACTTTACCACGCAATACCATTTTTGAGATTTAAAGTAGAGAACGGTAATATTTACGCGAAATCCAGCGAAACGGGTTCTGCGATGACTACGGAAGAAGCGCAGAGTTTGAGAAGCGAAGTGATTAATACGGGTGAATACTATATGGAACGAATGATTGAGTGGATTTGCAACAATAATACTCTAGTACCCGAATACAATCAAAACACCGGTTCAGATGTTAGACCTGACCAAAATGCGTATTACGGAGGGATGAATCTTGAATCTTGTAGAGCGCAATGCAACGACAAAATAACCTTAAAAAGTTTCTTGAATGGAAGCGAGTAAAAAAAATTATAAAACAAAAAGCAAGAATTTGAAGAAGTTGAAATCATACTTGCAGAAAATAAAAAAAACAAGCAATGAAGTCAATGCAAGATTCAGTTCAGGTAGCGGTCGCAAATAGTTCCGCGATTGCTTTAAATTTAACAGATTGTAACGAAATATTAACTTTCGTTTCACTTATCCTTGCGATAACTTATACGATTGTTAAATTTTCAAGAATTGGAAAAAAAAAGTCAGTTTGAAGTATTTTGATTTAAAAGAATTCGATTCTC